GTTCCATCTTTATCCTGCTGCCTTCCTAAAATCCAGATATTATCTGCGCCGTAGTACGCGCCTGTGCCACCACCGACGACTGCTTTTGGAAACATACCAATTTCCATATACGTATGATTTACCGCAGCAACTGGAATGTCTTTGAGCGTAAGATGTGGTGTGATCATTCTAAACAGTGACTTAAGCTGTTTTGCACGAGACATGTCGGCAACTGACTTTTCATTAAGAGCATCTTCAACTTCTTTCTTTGAAGCAAGATTACCAATAGAGTCAATAATAATAAGCACACGATCTTTACGATCAATTTCTTTGAGCTGCTTCATAATATCAAACTTAAGCTCTTCAACGTCTGTGATTGGCGTATGAACAACAGAGTCTAATGGAATATTGAACTTTGAGAAGTAAGACTGCGGCGTACCAAACTCAGAGTCATAGAATAAGATGACTCCGTCCGGATATTTCTTAAGATAAGAAGAAGCAAGAAGAAGAGCAAAACCAGTCTTAAAATGTTTAGAAGGACCGGCAAGCATCGTGAGTCCTGGTGTGATACCACCGTCAATAGAACCAGATAACGCTACATTGATCATCGGTACCGGCGTTGGGATCATATCTTTCTTAGTATAGATCTTAGAATCAGTAAGAGTTGAAGTATATTCAATAGTACTATTTTTAATAAGTTTTTCTTTTAAAGACATATTAATTCTCCATATATTATAGTATTATACAATTTATAGCAATGTATGTCAACTGCTTACATAATCGTTCATCTTTTTAATAAACGCATCGATCTGCTTTACTCTATCAGCGCCGTTCCATTTAATAATATCTTTAGTAGAATCACCTTTAAGATTATTAAGAAATGGCATGATCATTTTAACAAGACCTTGTAATTTCTCTTGTTCACCTCTAAGTTCATCTTCTGTAGTAAAACCAAAATCAAAATCACTACTCATACAAAGAATCCTTCTATAGTTGATTTTTCTTCCAAATCCCAGCCGATAACGTCAGTTATAGATTTTAGTGGATCAAGAAAAGATTTATTGAACTGCATCTCTCTATCTATATATTTTTCAAGATCGAGTTCTTTAGGTAACTCGTCTGGAGTGGCTATAACGTTCTCATTGATTATAGGATTAGGGGTCATAAGATAGACGAACCTAATCTTATCTCCATTTACTATTGGAGGTATATTGTTAATGCCGTGTTTCTTCAATAGGTAGTTAAACATCAAACAACCTTTAACGTGCATAGGTGTAGATTTTTTATATACCTTTGATCTATCTGAGAATACATCTAGCCCGTTAACGCCTCTTGGAAATGCTATAGACTCAAATGGAAGAGCATCAAAGTCTTTTCTAAAATTAATTATAAAACTCTTTAGCTCGTCCTGAGTTCCATTCATAATAATCTTAAGAGCGTCTTTAATATTCTCTCTACAAGCGTGCGGCGTAGAAGATCTAATAGCCTCAATTCCTTGAAGCTTTAACTTTGGCTCTTCATATCGTACACCCTCAACGTCCCATGCATTAAGTATATACATCTTCTTACCACGCCAAATACCCTTATTAGCTATGGTTTCACGCTTCATCTTCATCTTCTGCTGATAGGCATTCATCATATCAGCTAGTTCTTGATAGCACTCATCGATATATTGCTGCAGTTTCTTTTCACAGAATATATCTAAGGCATTAACTATCTTCTTTTCATCTACATCGCCCATTGTGACCACGAGCTTATCCATGCGAACATAGATCGAATCAGTATCAGATGCGATAACATAATCCTCATCTGTCTTTAATATTATATTCATATACTGATTTATTTTCTTTTCAATCCAACGAATAGATAACTGACCAGAAGTTGTAATAGCTTCTGCTAGATCAAAGTTAAACCAACGAAAATACTGGTTAGCAAGAGCGCCGTAAGCTGAATTTAACTGAATCTTTTTTGCAAGCTGCATATTATGATATCTAGCGACAAGTTTTTCATCTTCAAGTGTCTTTGTCTTCTCATAACGCTGCTTAGCTTCAAGCATTAGTTTCTTATACTTAGTACGGTCGTCATACATTCTTTCCATTAGTGCGGGAAGAAATCCCTGCTTATCTTTTTTAAATGTACATCCATTAGCCGCATATGCATAGTTACTATCTTTATATTCAAAATTACCATCAAGTAACCAATCCACACCACCAGAAGGACCAAGTTTCCCAGTGAGTGTTTCAGGACTGATATTATACTGCATGATAAGATGTGGATACAGAGAGTTCAAATCAAACGATACGACCCATTTACTCAGACCAATCTTTGGATCTTTAACGTATCCACCGACAAGACCACCTTCAAACACCTGTTTCTTAGACTGTGGAATTACTATCTTTTGATCTAGTAGATAGTTATGAATAATAACATCCCATGGACGAACTGTGGCCATAGTATCTGTATAGTTAACCCTAGCGTCATAAGCGATCGCCATTACCTGCTCAATAAACTTTAACTTATCTTCAAGCTTCTGAACTAGAAGAACGTCGTGTATGTTGTACTCCATATACTTTTGAAAGTTATTCTTATAGAATTCATTGAGAGATCCATATTCAGAATAGTCTAACTTTCTCTCACCTAATTCTATCTGAGCAATATAATCTAACTTATAAGACTCTTGATTACCAAATGAGAACTTACGATACAGTCGATAGTAGTCTAGATCAGACACACCTACGATCTCATATACTCTATTCTCTTTGCCGCGAAACTCTACTATTTTTTCATTCAACATCTTCCAAGGAGATAGTCTTTTAGCTTCTCTTTCATTATATAAAGCCTTAATCCGGTTAATAAGATATGGGATATCAAAAAATTCAATATTCCATCCCGTGATGATGTCCGGCATCCACGCGTCTGATTCCCAGACTTGAAGAAATTTCTGAATAAGGTCATATTCGTCTTTACATTTCAAGTAGAATGAGTTTTCACTAGTTGGTTTAAAGTATTTAATACCAAAAGACGCAGTCTTTCCACGACTATGAATTGTGATAGCTGTTATTGGCTGATCTGCTTTATCAACATCAGGAAAACCTACGACATCTTCGCCGCCGCACTCAATATCAAGAGTGACTACATTAATCATTTTAGGATCGTAATCAACGTCACCTTGATAGTTGTCATAGATATAGAGATAAGGATAGTTAGTGAGTCCAAATACTTGGAACCCACCAACATCCTTATGATCATCTAGAAAGTCTCTAGCGTCTCTAATAGAATCAAACTCGATCTTAGCGACCGGCTTGTTATTTAGACTCTTATAGCCACTATTTGTATTATTGCGGTCAGTGACAAATAGATATGGCTTGTATGGTACTATTTCTTTAAATTTTATACCAGTATCATAACCTCTAACATAGATCTTATTACCATATTGAAAAACATTGGTATAAAACTTTGACAACACTATCTCCCATAATATATTTAAAGTCAATCATATCACATATTTCACAGAATGTCAATTATTAATTTCTCCACGCACACTGAAAATGCATTGGATCATTATCTCCTGGAGATCCTCTCCACCAGAGTCCATGTTTTTGTAAAATATCAGCAAAATCATGATTTAGCATGCCTTCGTGCCAAGAAGACGGCCATGGATTTCTTGCTGGATCCATATCTATCGCAATACCCCAAGAATGAACTGATAATCTATCACCACCTCGCATCAGTCGATAGTTAAAAGTGCCACCAGATTGATCGAGATGCAGCTTCTTGATGTTGTCTTTACCAAAATGATTTAATACTTCTGTAAAAGCTGATGTATACACATCAACGACTTTCTTATGAAGCTTCATTGTGCTAAATTTCTGTCCAGTAGCGTTAAAAAACATCGGATATGGTGGAGTCCACTTTACGATGTTCTCTTTAAACCACTTAGGGTCTACTTCACCGTTTTTTCCGGAAGGATCTCCAAAGAATTCATTCAATCTTAGTATATCTTCGTGCGGAAACAACTCTTTACACTTGGCTGATGGCATAACAATCTCCTAAAATAAAAAAGGGAGGGTGGACCCCTCCCCATATTTATGGTCGATTTACTTAATATCGACTTTCTTAGGTTTCTTAGAGTCCGGAACCACATTTTCAAGAAAGATCTTGAGCATACCATTGATGTATTCTGCATTTTTCACCTCAACTGTGTCAGCTAAAGTAAACTTACGAGTGAATACACGATCTGCGATACCCTTCCAAATATATTCCACAGGATTTTCAACAGGGTCTATCTCATCGACAGTAAATCCACCCTTTACGACGAGAGTGTTATTCGCTAATTCAATATCTAGATTATGTTTACCGAATCCAGCCACAGCCAATTCAATAGTGTAGTTATTTTCATCATTTTTAACGATATTGTATGGAGGATATCCGGGAACACTCTTAGCGTATGTTTCGTGAGCTGAGTGAAGATTTTTAAGGACTTTATCTGCACCAACAAAAAATTTATCAAAGTGTGCAGTGTCCCAAGGTAAAAGTGCATTATGTGTCATATGTTTCTCCTATTAAGCGAGATTTAAATCCGTGACCCTTTCGGCGCCACATATATTATTTAGTGCAATTTCTTGCCATATAGCTCTTTAACTATGCATATCATGCTTTTAGATTTAAAATCATAAACAACAACTGGAGTAAGATCTGCTTCTTTATATTCTCTAGAAACATCGATCATCTTCTGAAAAGCATTCTCTTCTTCACCTTCTTCTCTCATTAGTTTAGCACCATCTTCAAGATATTCTTGAGGAACAATCATATAGTATTTTTCTAAATCTTTCATATTAGATTCTCAATAAATT